CGCGCCAGCTCCACCACCACCGCCGCCCGAATATGCTGAACCATCATCGCCAGCATTTCCACCGCCAAAACCTTCATTGGCTGTGCCTGTCCCACCTGTTGCCGTTCCGTTACCTTTTGCACCACCGCCACTTCCACCGTTGCCACCATTGACTGCAAGATTGCTACCACCACCACCGCCACCTGTTGTTGAAACTGTTGAAATTGACGATGTTCCGCCAGCTCCGCCGCGAACTGCACTTGCCGCGCCAGCACCGCCAGCACCCACGGTCACGGTATAAGTCGTGCCAGCGTTCAAACTTATTGGAGATGGTAGTGATCCACCACCGCCCGTAGCTGTTACGCTGCATCGCAAACCGCCAGCTCCACCACCACCGCCACGATCAAAACCACCACCAGCACCGCCCGCGACAACCAAATAATCTACTGTCACAGCTCTTGGATAATTTTGTGCCGCAACAATTCCCAAAATTGTCATGCAATATCGCCTATAACATACCAAGTGTCAGTTGCAACTTTGATACACGAAGCAGCTGAATATTGTGCTCTCAATTTCGGTTGTGCCGCAGTCGCACCCGTTGAGAGAATGCTTGTCGTGCCCGATGTCACGGCTTTGATTGTCGTTTGACCAGCACCGATTTGAATTACATTGATAACGGTTCCAATGGCAAAACCAACATTTGCATTTGTCGGGATTAGAAAATCATTGGCTGATGCAACACTCATTGTAATAAGTTTTTGATCTGCGTCGCTCAATACGACGGTATAAGTAGCCGTCTGCGCGTTTAAGGTTACTTTTGAGCCTGCCGCATAATCAAAAGCGATGCCTACCGATCCAGCTGTGCCGCCACCTGTGATTGGCGATGTTACTGTGACCGCCGTAATGTCGCCTTGATCGTTTGCAATCCAAACATAATCCAGATCGGTGTTTGAATTTTTAGACAATATTTGACCGGTCGTGCCGCCTTTTAGATCAACAAATGAAGAATCGATGCTGTTGCCAAGCGTGCGCATGGCAGCTGCACCATCTTTGACAAGATCGGTATCGTCGGGCGTTTCCCACCCAAAATTCGTTGTGTTTGCCATTCCCGCTCCTTACGCGACGATTGTCGCCTGTTCCCATGTAAGTGTATTCGATAAAGTGTTCCAATATTCGGTGACAGGCACAGAATTCCATCTGAATGCCTGCAAGCTAAACGACAGCGGCGAAACGGTCATCGTGAGCTTGATGTCAGACACCGTGGCTTGAAATGTCCAGCCTTCAACAAATCCCTGAAATTCGCCGTTATTCATATTGGCTGGCAGATTTTGAAGATTAATTGGCATACCCATAAAAATGCCTAATAAAGCCGCGCGATCCGTTTCATCGATTTCAGGATTGCCAAGCGCAAAAGTGACGCTGTCAAACACCGCCCGCGGGTAAGCTCGCAACGCTAAATAAAACGCTGCCTGATCCTCAGCGTCGCCCTGATTCTTTAGATATGTCCTGATTGTTTGAGATAGCTCTCCATATTCCGCTATTGACACGACATCGCTGTCGCTGACTTCCGAATTCCCACTTGATGTGTATTGAAGCGTGATGCTGTTGCGGACATCGCCTGCCCGTTTCTTTGTCGTAATATTGCCAGCGAGAGCGTGAGAAGCGTCTAAATCGACATAGCCATTTGTTGAAAAATATTCGGTTCGATGCGTGCTGTCGGCATAATTAATGAGCCCATTTGCCGATTCATAAAGATAACCTAAACCTGAATTGGCAATACTCGCAGCCAATGAATACACATCAGAATCAACGCTGTTTTGACTGTCAAGCGTGTAATCACCAACATCAATTTCGCCTAAACCGTTATTTTGAGCATTTGCCCATGTAATTGTGGGATCGTAACCTGACCAAGTTTCACCCGCTGGAACCAGATTCCAATTGGCAAAAAGCACCGTTTCAAGCACTTCGCGCATTTGCTCACCGTCTGTTCCTTGCGCAAGATTGCCCACAAAAACAGCTTTTGGCAGCCTAGCTAAAGCACCTAAAGCCGTAATTGCGATTGTTTGAGCAATGCCAATGATGCCAGCTGATGACACGCTCACATTCATGTCCGTAATGTTGCCGCCAAATAAAACGACCCATGTGCCTGCGTCATTTTTTACTTCGACGGTTACGCCGTCATTTATGTCAAAATTGATTGAACTTAGATCATTATTGATTAATTGAAGCCGACAATATCCCGCCACAGGTTGTTGATAAATATTTGTGCGACCTGATGTGATTGTGAGATTTGAAAGCGTGAGATTTGTATATTCAATGCCCTGAATTTTGACACGCCACTCAGGTGTCCAAACACTCATAAAGCGACCTGAGCAAATGCGCCCGCGCCCAATGTGCCGCGCGCCTGTGAATCATTCAAAATGGTAACAATTTGTCGCGCTGTCGATTCAGGATCAACGGCACCATTAACGGTCAAATTGATTGTGTTTCCAGCTTCGTCAGCACGACGCACGCGAGATATATCAAAATTTGACGGAATCGTTCCCAATAACGGCGGCAAACCAGCACGGGCACGATTGGCAATATCCGCATCTAAAGCTTCAAGTGTCGTTAAAGCTCGATTTTGATTTGCCAAAGCGTCTGCAAATCTGTCCATCGCGTCCATTAATAATTGATCCCAATCGACAAGAGCTGCCGCTGATCCATTACCCGCGCCACCGCCGCCCATAGCACCACCACCGCCGCCCGTAGCTCCACCGCCGCCCGTAGCTCCACCGCCGCCCGTAGCTCCGCCCGTTGCCGTGCCGCCGCCTAAAGGTCTTGCGCCAAGATTAACGCCGTTAAATGCTCCCGTCACTTCACCAATTTTTTCAATTGGGTTTATTGTGTCGCGTCCGGTCACGCGCGCAAAAAGATTGTAAGCACGAATGGCAACATTAATGATTTCAATAAAACCGTTAATTGCGTTTTTTGCTTGATCTACAACAAATTTCACGACAGGTGTTAGCACATTGATTGCGATTTTTATTTTATCAACACTTTCTTGAATTGCCGCGACCAAAACAGTTTTGAATATTGGGATAAGATATTTATCAATCCAATCCCAAACTTCTTTTAGCGTGCTCAAAATGTCTTTGAAATCTTGGCGTTTGTCTTGAATTGTTTTGCCCACCGTAATGAAAGCATCTTTAACCGCGGTTATAATTGGCTCAAAAAAGTCTTTGATGTAATTGACGACGCTTGTAAAGCTGGAAACGATGCTGTCGCCTTTACCGCTTAGAGTGTCGCTCAATTGTGTGAAAATAGGCAGAATTTTGTCGGTGATAAATGTCAATAATTTATCCAAGATGGGCAATAAAGCCGCTCCGATTGTTTCTTTTGCTTCATCAAATGCGACTTTGATTCGATCAATCCGCCCTTGATAAGTATCAGCGTTTGCAGCTGCCGCGCCACCATAAAGATCGGTCAGCTGTTGAACCGCCCCTTGATAGGTAAGCGTTTTGGCTTCGGCTGCCGAAATTCCAACATTGAGTTTGGCAAGCGCGCTCGTATTGCCTTCATAAGCTTTGCCAAGCGCATTCGACACAGCTTCAAGCGGTTTGCCTGTTGCCGTGGATATGTCTAAAGCTAAAGATAAAAGTTTCTGCGCTTTTTCCGTGTCGCCTGTTGCAACAGCCAACCGCTGCAAGGCAGGGCGCAATTTATCATCGGCAACGCCCGTGGCTAGCGATGTCTTAAGTATCTGATCTTCAACAGCTTTGATCTGCGCATCGGTCGCGCCTGTGGCGGTTTCTAACGCTTTTGCGAGCTTTAATTGGGCTTGCTCATCTTCAATGGCAGCTTTAACACCATCGATGGCAAGCTTGCCAGCATATGCAACGGCGGCGGCAGCGGCTACGGCAAAAGCGGCAGCCGCTTTTTTTCCAAACTCACTAACCTTGCCCGCAAAACCATCGACTTGATCTTCGGCATCTTTTGAACCTTTTTTCAGACCATCAAGATCGGCGTCAAATTGAATTTTGACTTTAGGAATTCCAGCCATTACGCACCGCCTTCCAGCTTTAGACGCCTAACAATATCTTTGACAATTGCGACATAAGCATCAGCCACGGGCTTGATATTTGCATCGACGGTGGGATTGATCCAATAACCGCGCTTATTGCGACCCTTGACAAATCGATTGCCCATTGTGCGACCCGCATCGTCGGTGGGTCTGCCCGTGCCGCCGTATTCTGAGCCCCATAAAAGTGCGCCAGCTGGCGCAGCTTGTCGATTTCTTGTTTTGCCACGGGTATCGCGCTCGCCGCCGTAAGGTCTGCCGACTTTTTTTGATCCGCCAATATCAACACGAATCATGCGATCTCTTGGCGTGCTGATTGATCTGGCGACGAGAATTGCCTGCGGCGGTGCTGCCGAAAAGGCAGCGGCAACAGACAATTCCCGCGCCAATGATTGTGAAAGTGGCTGCGCTTTGTCGCGCAATTCTTGTGAAGCTTCTTGCGGCAAAAGCCGAAGCGTGGCGCGCAAGTCTTTCAAAGCAATAGGATCGACTTCGATGCGGATTTTACCGCGCTCTTTTGTCGCCATTTTGCTTCTCCAATACTTCAATCGCCGTTAAAACATCTTCGGCGGATTCCCAATATTGCATCGGAATCCCTGTGGCAATAGCCAGCTCGACGAGTAGCCGACTTACTGATCCGCTGGCGTGGCTTTTGGGTTATCGTCACCCACGACGATTTCGGTGATCGTTTCGCACCACGCTTCAAAAGGCTTGACAGGTTTTCCACCCGCTTCGCGCTTCATCGCGTGATAAGCCAAAAACATCAAATCGGAAACGCCAATCTTGTCTTGCGCTTGCCCGATCCGAAATCCCGTGCTTTTTTCCCATTTAGCCCACTCAGGCGGTGCAGCGACATAAGTCGCGACATCGCCTGAGCTGTATTCAATTTGAATTGATAGCTTCATTTTGCTCCCGTTTCTCTAATTCCTAGCTGAACGATTCAGCAGGTGTTCCAATGACCGTGAAGCTCATCGACACGGTTTGTGCATCAGGCGCGGTTCCGCCTACCGATGGGAAAACGGGTAGCACCTGAAATGTGAATGTAGCACCTGACGCAGCTGTGAGAACAGTGCTGATGCCTGTGTTTGGCGCAGATTCGCAAACGCCCCAAAGAATTTCGCAGAGCGATCCTGTTGCGCCCCAATCTGCAAGCATTTCGACATCAAATGTCCATTGATCGTCGATTGCCTTGTAAGCGCGACCATCGAGCGTTTGATATGTTTCGATGATGTGCTCATTTGAGAGCACCGCGCTTGTTGTTTGGGCGTCAAAATTGTTTCCACCGATCGTGAAAGACACATCGCGCCCCGTGATGATGTTTGCCATGTTTGCTCCTAGTTTGTCTGAGTGTAATAGGTGGAAACGGGTATATCTGCCGAAAGCAGGTTTGACGATCCGACCGAAACAATCGACGGCACGGAAATGTCGCCGACGATGTAACCTGACGGAATAACCGCCAGAATGCTGATAATAAGTTTTTCTAAATTGTCAAGCGATGCGCTGTTTGACATATATGCCACAGCTGCCGTGATCTTGAGATTGATTTGCAATTTGATTGTGGATTGTCCAATCAAATTCGGCTGCAAGTAAGGATCATTCGGCACTAAAGCGCAAAATGGCGGGATCACAGCTTCGGGCACGCTGTCATACACATTCGCGGCGACGCTCGAAAGCGCGCTTTGAAGCGAATCCCTGATGCTTGTTTGGATCGATGATGCTGGCATTATTGAGCCATCGTTTCAACATCGGCAAAAGGCGCGAGCAATGCTGACACCCTTGCGAGCAGCTGCCGTGACATTCTCCACGGCGAAACTTGGAAATCTACGCCGTCAATCGAATTGCCCGCGGCTGTTTTGGCTTGGAATATCTCTGAGCTTGTCATAATGATTGCATTTTCAACCGCGTCATTATTTGCGTAAATATCTGACGCGGATTTGCCGACAAGCGTGGCTGATCCGTTTGGAATGACCGCGCGCAGCGTTACATCGGCTGTCACTTTTGCAGCTGTAAAAACATACGGCGAATTTGTGTAATCCGCGGTCACGGTATAAGTGCCATCAATTGCAGCGGCGACATTATTGATTTGCACGCTCTGTCCGGTCACAAATCGGTGCGGTCTGACCGTATAAACATAAAGCACATTATTTTCGATTTCATACTGCGCAACAGCTGATGAATGTGCAACAAGCATCGGAAGCACGACCGATTCGGCGGTGTTGATGATGTCATCGAGATAGCTGTCGGGATAAAGCGAAACGCTCACGCCAAGCACATTGCGCAATTCTTGTGCGCTGACAATGTTTGGCATGAGCGTTCCTTTCGATTCTGCTCGATCAGCTACGGGAGCGCAGCTGATCGATGATTAGTTTGTCGGCTTAGGTGAAATTGAAACGGTTGCAGCCCGCGCCTGTCTTGACGGCAAGTGCTCCGAATCCATAATAAAGCACGCTCACCTGTCCATTTGCGATCACATTTGAACGCAAAGTGGCGCGTGGGCTTTCATACCATGTGTAAGCATCAGGATTGATAACAAACATTGAGTTGTCACCTGATCCTGTCTTGTAAGCATCGACATAAAGATTTAGACCAGCAACATTGCCGACAAGTGATGTCGGTGAAACATTACCGCCCGCATTCTGTGGCGCAACAGCATTGTAAATTGGGCGACCGTTGTCGGAATATCCCATAATGTTTGCCCATTGATCAGGTGCAACAACAAGTGATCGAGCAAAGCCTTTTGTCGCCGAATAAACGGCAGCTGCTCCGCTTGCAACATAAGCAAGCAAACCATCTTTGTCATTTGCGCGAGCTGTGCCATTAAGTGCGCCGTTTGCAACCAAAACATCGTTTGCATATTCGGTTGTCGCCTTTGAATAGGCTTGTTCCATCGTTAGGAGAAGCTCGTTCAAAAAGACAGGCGATGATCTGTCGAGAAGCTCGACGGAAAATGTCTGAGAGCCACTAAACTTTTTGACACTCACAGAAATAAACTCGCTATTGACATTAGTATCTGCAACAACTCCGCCTTCGGCTTCTTCGGTTACAGCTGGAAGCTGTGTGATCTTTGGAATTTCAAAGGTAAGCCCTGCATCAGGCAAAGTTCCGCGTGAAAGTGCATCGATGCAACCGCGCACATTTGTTCCAAGCGGATTCCAAACCTCTGTCAATTGACGGGTCGGGAACATTGCTGGATTGTTTGAGGCGTCATCTGCGGCTTTGACATAAAGCTTCGCATCTTCATCGCCCATTGCTGCACGGATTGTGTTTTCAAGATACTTGATCTTTGTTAGTTCAATCCGTGGAGCTGTGTAAAACTTCGGCTGTGTTGCAGCCGCGTTGAGAGATTGAGCAGCTTCCACCGTTTCGGCGGGTGCTGCCTGCTCTGTGACGGTGTTTTCCACTTCGTCTCCTTTTTCTTCGGTTTTTCCTGAATCGATCGATTCGGAATCTTCTTCATCGTCTTTCTTTTCGTCGTCGTATGACGCAGCGACATCGCTGACGCGCGCGCTATTAATGGCGGGCTCTGCGACCAAGCTGACTTCATCAAGTTTGCCAGCTGATACAACAAGCACGCCGTCTTTGTTATCCCACGCATCGACGGAAATGCCAACGCTGAAACCATCACGCAGCTGTGTTTGCGCTTCTTCGAGCGCATCTGATCCCGCGGTTGTGTTTGCAATTTTGAATTTTGCATCGATACCTTGTGGCGTTTCTGTCATTTCAATTACGCGCCCGATTGGTCGTGTCCGGTCATGCTCTAAAAGTAGCTTGACATTTTTTGGCGTAATTGATCCAGCTTTGAACATGGTGCGCCCTGCGCTCGTGTTACCTTCTTCATTCCAAGTCACGATGCGACCTGAAATGATGCGACGCTCTGAATCTGCCGCTGTAAGTGAAATCGGAATGGATAGCTTCATCGGATCAAATCTTCTTCCTCTCGAATTTCATCGATTGACATTGCGCCAATGCGATTGAGTATTTCATAGACTTCCGCGCGTTCTTTTGCTGATCCGCGTAGATAATCGTCTAAGTCATAACGCACGGTTTGACCCGCTGGCGTGTAATCGGGCATTGATAACCGCGTTTCGATTGCGCGTGCAAAATTGCGCAATGAAAAATCAAAAAGCGATTGGCGTGCCAATGTCGCGTTTGAATATGTCATTGATGATCCGCTGTTTGCATCTGCGTAATATGCAGGCAAACCGATTGCGCGGCAGAGCTCTGTCGAAACTTGTTCGCGGGCTTCATTCAGCTGCAACGATTTAGGATCATAGCCGACCGATTGCAATTCGATGTCGGCGTTCAAGAATGCTGTGCTTCGCGTTGCACGCGATGTTTTCCAGCTATCCAAAAGCGCGCGAATGCGATCTGCGGGAAGCGCGGTGCCAGAAGATTTCAAAACCATCGTTGGATAAGGCTCCTGTGCGTATATTGTCGCTGCCTTTTCGAGCGCAAACGCGGCTTTGATTGTTCTTCCAGCACGATTTAACAAACCTTCATCGATGCCATTAAATACGGCAAGCGATCCCACGCCCTGTGTCGGCACAGCCATTCCATCGACGCGATAACCTGTGATTTCTGTGCCCATCGCATTAGTGATAATCTGCACCCGATCAGGCGAAATTCTTTGCGTGTCACGAATGCGACCTGTGTCTGCATAAAGTTCCACGATCTGCAAATATGCGACGCCATAGAAAAGCAAATCCTCGACAATGAATGAATAGGCGGAATAACCTGTCACACGACGATCAGGTTGATTGATAATTTTTGGCGGATAGATTTCTTGCCCTGTTGATTCATCGATTATATGTAGCGGGATCGATGCAATGCTGGCGCAAATGATGTTGCGAGCGCGCGCAATTGTCGGCACAGCCATCGCCTCATCGCGCGTTGCGGTTGCAGGTGTCAGCAAATAGCTTGACAAGCTGTTCATCGTGTTGAGCGGTGCAAGCGCAGCTGCAACATCGACAGCGGTTTCAGGTTTGACCGCGCCAAGTGTCGGCGCGCCGACTAACCAATCACGAATTGCCATGCGCGAATTCTCCCGCGCTGCTAAACACTAACCAACAAGAATGTCAATCTCCGTCGATGGGCGTGTCGCAAAATGGCTGACAAGAGCTGCGGCGACGCAGGCTGTGACTGTGCTTTGTGACGCACGCCTGCCGATCACCCACCCTGTGTCGCCCATTCTCAGTCGAGCAGCTGACAAAACCTGCGATGTCAATTCAGGCTGATTGGCGTGCCGAAGCCTGCGCGATGTGATCGCGCCCAAGAGCTCGTCACACGCTTGTGCATAAATCGCGCCATCGATGTCGGTGATCGATATGCCAGCGGGCTGCAAACGCATCGCCGATGCCGCAGCTGTGCGCCTGCTAAACGCCACGGTTTCGGTCGCATATTTTCGAGCATAGGTCGCGACATCATTTGCCACAGCTCGATCATCAAGTGCGATCGGGTTTGTCCAAGTGTGAAGCAAACGCACCTGAAAACGATCCTCTGACATTTTCTGAGCTCCGACAAGGGCTGCCGATCTGCGATCAGGCGAGAAATCAAGCCCAAGCCAAGTCGGCGCAACCGGATCAAATTGCAGATCATCTTCGCCGCATTCATTCCACGCATCTTGCGGGATTGCGCTGGAAATCGTCGCCACCCACCTGCACAAGACTTCCGTCCGCACAACATCAGGCGGATCATTCAAAACGGCGCGGATATTATCTTCATGCACCGTATATCCAAGCGCGGGATTTGCAGCCTTCCAATTCTCAGGATCATTAATGTCGTCGGTTGCCGCAGACCATTCGAAATAACCAATGTCGTCAGCTGCGCCGCTGGCAGCTGCTAAACCACGCTCGCGCAGCTGATTCAAAACGACAGAATGCTGATCACCCGCATTCGACAGCCCAATCACCATGGGATTTTTTGACGCCATCGCGGTATAACGCAAGCTGGCAAAGCTGTCCAAGTCTTTCATCTCGCGCAGCTCATCAAGGAAAATCGTTTCGGGTCTTGAAATTCCGCGCGCAGCTGCACCGCCCGCTTTTACCATGTAGCGATTGCCATTGAGCAGCTCGATTTCCTCTGATCCGTGCGCCCACCTGATTCGTTTGACCTGCGAGCTCAAGACGGCATTGGCTTCGATGATGGAAACCATGTGGCGAAAAGTTTCAAGCGATGTCGTCAGGCGGTGAGCTGTGCCGATTTGTAGCGGCTCGTTCCATACAAACAAACCCGTCAAAGCCCGCATGATCTGAAATGTCGTCTTTCCCGATTGGCGTGCAACCACGACGCAAATCTGAGAATTCAGCCACCGACCATCGGGCTTGACGCGATGGCTCTCCATAGCGAGCCATTCCTGCCACGGCATCAGCTTCATTCCGATGCTGCGAGCAAATTCGATCATCTCGACGCCTTTTGATGGCAATTCTGATGGCTTTGACGCGATTCTAGGCGTCGTTGAGCCTATAAGTGAGCCTGTGGCTGGATAAATTCCCGATTCAACCCGATTCGAGCCTGTAACAGCCTTCAAATGGCTTTTTTGAGCCTTTCTAGCCTTAGTCATGACTGCGCGACTCGTTTTGCGGTGAAACTAAACCGC